CAGACGCTCACGTCGAGCGCAACCTGTTCACTGGCAACGTGGTGGGCGAAGTGCTCGGCTATGGCGTCGGAGCCGGCATCATCGCGTTCAACCCGACGACCGTCGCAACGCTCACGCACAACGTCTACACGGGCGGCAATCATGCGGTGAGCCACGGCGTTGTGTTCGCCGACGAGGGCGCAAGCGTCACCATCGATCACGAGCTCATCTACGGCAACCGATGCAGCCAGGGTGGCGGCACGGGCATCTATGTCGATGGCGGCACCGGGGTCACGACCCACGCGACGATTCGCAACGTCACGGTGGCTGACCATCACTGCGGGCCGACGCAATTCGGAGGAGAGTGCGTGTACTCATCGACGCTCACCGCGACGACGCTCACCGATTCGATTTGTTGGGGCAATGGGGGCGAGTTCTATTTGAGCGCGCAAGCCGGCAATCCGATGGTCATGAGCGGAGTGGTTGCGGACCAGGCTTGGGATGGGGCGCAGAATGTCGACCCGCTGCTCGATGCGAATCATAGGGCGACGGCGCCTGCGGTGGCGGGCAAGGGCGCGGTGCAGTGATTGATGCATGGCTGCACCCAAGAAACAAAAGCCGAAAGGCAAGCGTAAGTCAGGCGGCAAGCTCACCTCGAAGCAACGCGCATTCGTAGAGCAATACCTCATAGACCGAAATGCTACTGCCGCCTATAAGCGTGCCGGCTATGTGGACAGCGATGCGGCTCATGCGAATTCAGCGAGACTGATAGCGAATGACAGCATAAAACGTGCAATCGCGAAGGGCGAAGCAGAAATCTCCGAGCGCACGAAGGTAACCGTTGAACGAATTGAAGCCGAGCTTGCATTGATTGCGGTCAGCGACATGGTGAAGTTCGCTGACTGGACATCCACTGGGGTTCAATTCACACCGCGTGATGCCCTCGAAGCGGACGCGACACGATGCATTCTCGAAGTTTCGGAGACGGTGAACGAATCAGGGAGCAACCTATCAATCAAGCTCCACTCGAAGCTGGATGCGCTCAAGCAACTCGCCAAGCGGCACGGGTTCTACCAGAAACCTACTGCAGGCAAGCGTCACCAGGGGCTCAGTCGGGAAACGGCTGACATGATTCGCCGCAGGATTCTCGGGATCAACAAAAAGACGTAGCGAAAGATGAGTTTCAACGTCGCCCTTGTGCAGCACAGCGAGGGTGACGTGCGCACAGGAAAAGACGTAGCCGAAGATGAGTTGGACGTATTCCTTCCCTATCAGATACGCGTCTGCGCCGACACGCGCCGAATTCGAGTCATCGAGAAAAGCCGACGCATCGGGATGTCATGGGCGCTCGCCGGGGATTGCGTGCTCGAAGCCGCAGTGGGCGAGTGGAACGTGTACTACATGGGCTACAACCTCGACATGGCCCGTCAGTTCATCGCTGACTCCGCCGAATTCGCACGCGCTTACCAACTCGTTTCGAGCGACGTCGAAGAGACCGTATTCGAAGACACGGACGCAGACGGAGAGACGCGCAAGATTCTAACCTTCGCCATCACGTTCGCATCAGGCTGCACGGTCCATGCCCTCACGTCTCACCCGCGCAACTTCCGCTCTCGCCAAGGACACGCCATCATCGATGAGGCGGCATTCCACCCGGACCTCAACGGTATTCTGAAAGCGGCGCTTGCATTTCTCATTTGGGGCAAGGGGCGCGTCACCATCATCAGCTCGCACAACGGCGTAGACAATCCATTCAACGTGCTTTGCGAGGACATCCGCAAGGGACGCAAGCGCTACGGGCTGCACCACATCACGTTCGATGATGCCTGCAACGACGGGCTCTACGAGCGCATCTGTCTGCGAAACGGAGTCGAGGCAACGCCTACCGGCTATCAGAAGTGGCGGCAAGGCATCATCGACGACTATGGTGACGATGCCGACGAAGAGCTCTTCTGCGTCCCGCACCGCTCTGGCGGCGCGTACATTCCCGCAGCTCTCATCGAGAAGCGGATGATACCAGGCGAGCCGATACAGTACGAATGCGATGATGCATTTGCGCAGATGCCGATCGCTGAGCAGCTCCATACGGTGAGCGAATGGTGTGAGGCGAAGCTGAAGCCGTTGCTCGATGCACTGCAGCCGCCAGAGAATGAAGAGCCGCTACCACACTTCTTCGGCGAAGACTTCGGCCGCACTGCAGACCTCACTGTCATCGCTCCGATGCGCCGCGAGCAGAACCTGCGCCGCCGATGCCCGTGGCTCGTGGAGCTGCGCAACATGCCGATGAAGTGCCAAGAGGTCGTGCTGTTCTACATCGTCGATCGACTGCCGAACTTTTTGAGGGGCGCGATGGATGGCGGCGGCAATGGTGCCTACCTCGCAGAGTCGGCGCAAGAGCGCTACGGGTCTGGACGAATCGAAGTCGTCAACTTCAGCGAGAAGTGGTACGCCGAACATCTGCCGAAATTCAAGGCTTCGTTCGAAGATGACACGATAGCCGTGCCGCGAGACGCGGATGTGCTCAAAGACATCCAGATATTTCAGACGATCAACGGCATCCCGAAGCCAGCCAAGCTTCGCACCGACGAGCAGCGCGGGGCGGACGGCAAAGACAAGAAGTCAAAGCGTACGCGCCACGGAGACGCCGGCATTGCGCTCTTGTTGGCGCACCACGCAGCGAATGATGCGACGGTGGACTTTGCCTTCATGTGAGAGTGGTCTACACTGGACCGCATGCTAGACCGAGTGAAACGCTTTTTTCGTATCCGCGAGGCCCAGGGCACCTTTCAGCAACCTGTAGCCGGCATGGCCTTCGAGGTCACTCGGCAATCAGCACCACCGCGACGCGGCGGCAACGAGCTGCTCAAGAGCTATCGCACAACCCCATGGTTTCGTGCAGTCACGTCACGCATAGCGAATTCGATTGCGACTACAACGTGGTACGTAGCGCGAACGAAATCCGCTGCTACTGCGCGAAATCTCTCACGCATGCAGCCGACCGATAGGCGAAAAGCCATCGCGAACATGGTGCGGACTAACGACGCCGATATCGTCCGCGATCACCCGCTGCTCACGCTACTCGAAAAAGGAAACCGACTGCTCCACGGGCATGACTGCCTGTACGTGACGCAGGCGAATGTTGACGCGCAAGGTGAGTGCTTTTGGGTCATCGAGCGCGACGCATCGGGAACGCCGATCGAGATTTGGCCGATGCAGCCGAATTGGATTTCGGATGTTCCTGGTCACGGTGTGCCGTTCTACATCCTGCAAATTCCTGGTGGGAGTCGCAGGGGTGTGCTGCCAGAGGACATGATTTGGTTCCGCGACCCGGACCCAGGCAATCCGTACGGGCGTGGAGCTGGCATTGGTGAAGCAATGGCCGACGAACTCGACACGGACGAATTCGCGGCGCGCCACATCAAGGGCTACTTCCATCATTCGGCGATGCCCGATGGGATGGTCTCACTCGAGGGGGCGAGCAAGGCGCAGATCGAAGAGGCTGAAGCTCGGTGGAACAGCAAGTACGCTGGCGCGTGGAATTCGCACAGGTTGAGTTTCACCAATCAGAAAATCAATGTGCAGACGTTCGGCGATTCATTCAAGGACATGCAGATTGTAGAGTTGCGAAAGAACCTTCGCGACACTGTGATTCAAGTGTTCGGCGTGCCTCCGGAGATTCTTGGAATCGTCGAAAATAGCAATAGGTCTACCATCGACGCCGCTGACTTGCTCTTTGCCAAGCTCGTTCAGTATCCACGACAAGAACGAATTCGTTCGACGCTCCAGCGCAGCATGATGGCGGACTTCGATGCATCGCACATCCTGATGTTCGACTCTCCGATTCCAGAGGACCGCGAGTACCAACTCAAAGTCATGCAGGCCAACCCATCGTCGGTGCGTCGTGCTGAGTGGCGTGAGACGGCCGGATTCATCCCAGACGAATCCGGAGCTGATGATGTGTACGTGATGCCGATGGGGATGGTCGAGGTGCCTGCGGGCGGAGGAGAGCCGCGCATCATCGGAGACCCGGCGCTGGCGCCACCACCCGCACCTCCGCCAGTGGCGTTACCGGCAAGCCCGGCGAGTGATTCGGGCAGCAAGAGCGTCGGCATCGAAGAGCTACCGAGAGCGCCGAGCATCGTCGTTTATCGAGCCATGAGCCCCGAGCAGATCGATGACCTCGTGCGCTCACTGCAGCCAGAGACTTTGCGGTACGAGCTCGACCCCGAGTTTCGCAAGCTCGTCGAGCAATGGGGGCGCGCCTATCTCGCCAAGCTAGGAGTTGGCCCCGACTCGTTCAACATGCTCAACCCGCTCGTGACGAAATGGCTCGAAGCAGAGAGCGCGCAGAAAATCAAAGGTATCAACGACACGACGCAGAACGCATTGCGCGCGCAGCTCACCGCTGGCGTGCGTGACGGCGAGTCGATCGATGACTTGGCGAAGCGCGTGCAGACGGTGTTCGATGGCGCGGACAAGTGGCGCGCGACAACGATCGCTCGCACCGAGGTCGTCGGTGGCAGCAACTTCGCAACCTACTCGGCAATGGCGCAGAGCGGAGTCACTCATCGACGAGCATGGGTCGCGACGCTCGATGACCGCACGCGCGACGAGCACATGGCTCTGCATGCGAAAGTTGTCGACATCTCCGAGCCATTCCATATCGGGATGGATTCCGGGATGTTCCCCGGAGACTTCAAGCAAGCGAAGAATTCGATCAACTGTCGCTGCACGACGGTGCACGTGCTCGATGGTGAGTCAGCGGACGACATCGCAGCTGAGCTTGCTGACAAACAAAATCACGCAGCGCTATGGAAAGCGTATGACCGTAAGCTGATACCGTATGAAAATAGCATTAAAGCGGCAGTGCGACGTGGTTTTGATTCGCAATACACTGAATTTATGAAGCAATTTCGTACACTTCGCTCTTGAACGAATTACGATTCATACTGTAACATTCTTGGCGATGGCAACCCAAGCGCGTCAAGAGCCTTCGTCCGAATCTCCGTTGCGCCTCGTGCGTGCTTGCGCCGTCGACAAGGACGCCGCGCAGGCTGGCGATGAAGGCGTGCGGATTGTTCGCTTCACGCTCTCCACTGCAGACGTAGACAGGCAGAACGACACCATTGCGCAAGACGGATGGGACCTCGGCAATTTCGCGAGCAACGGCGTCGTGCTTTGGTGCCACGACTCGTGCAAGCCGCCCGTGGCCAAAGCGCTCAAGACGTGGAGCGACGGCACGGCCCTGCGCAGCATCGCGCAATTCGCGACGCGCGACGAATACGATTTCGCAGACACGGTGTATCGTCTGCTGCGTGGCGGTTACCTCAATGCCGTCTCGGTAGGGTTCAAGCCTATCGAGTGGAAGATGGTCGATCGCGAGTCGAATTCGTTCGGCTACGACTTCCTGAAGCAAGAGCTACTCGAGTACTCGGTGGTGCCTGTGCCGGCGCATCCTGGTGCGCTCGTCGAAGCGCGCGCCGCTGGAATCGAGATGGCGCCTGTCATTGAGTGGGCCGAGAAGGCCCTCGATGAGTCGCACAAGAGCGGGCTATGGATTCCGCGCGCAGAGCTGGAGCGCGCATGGTTCGAGGCTCGTTCGCAAGTGAGCGAGCAAGTCCCGACTGCGCCCGTTGTCGAGACTCCCGAGAAAGACATCTCGGTGGTCGTCGTCGAGGTGACTGACGACGACGATGCTGGCGAAGTCGAGCCAGTGGAGCCGATGGCGGAGCCTGGTGACGCAGCGGACGCACCGGCAGAGCCAGGTGATACGGTCGACGCCGAGTTGTGTCCGATGTGCCTCGGAGACGGCGTGCTCGATGACGGCTCGGTGTGCTCGCTTTGCGACGGTGCCGGGGCTGTACGAATCGAGAATGATGGCAAGGGCATCATCGAGATCGATGATTCGTTTATGAACGAAATCGCGCAGGAGCTTGACGGCCTGCTGCGCGCTAGAATCTAGACCGTCGAACAGGGAAAGCACCAATGTCTAGTGCAGCCGCAACGCCTACCGTCAAGACTCGTGAGCATGTCTATTCGATGCTCGAAGAGATCGTCGGTAAGAAGATGTCCGAGATCGTCGAGCAGCGCAAAGCTGAGCGCGAAGAGCGCAAGAGCGAAATGGCGGACATGATTGCCGCCATGGGCTCTGCGAATTCGAATCGCGAAGCCGTCAAGCGCAACCCGAGCATGGACTTCGGCCGCTACATGCGGTGCCTCGCGATGACCCGCGGCGACACTGGCAAGTCGGCGGATTACTGCAAGCAAAAGCTTGGCGACAACTACGTCGCCAAGTATCTCGGCGAGACGAGCTTCGGCGCCGGTGGCGCTCTGGTGCCCCCCGAGTTCGCTGCCGAAATCATCCCGGCGCTTCGTGCGAATTCCGTCATGCGCTCGCTCAACCCGCGCCTGATGCCCATGCCGCGCGGAAACCTGACGGTGCCGTTCATCTCGACTGGCGCTCAGGCAGCCTATGTCGGTGAGGGCGCGAACATCACGAAGAGCGACGCGGCGACTGGCCAACTCGTGCTCTCCGCACGCAAGCTCGCAGTCACCTGCCCGGTGAGCAACGACCTCATTCGCGACGCCAGCCCGCTGGCCGACCAGGTCGTGCGTGATGACATCGTGCGCTCGATGGCAGAGCGCGAAGACGCCGCGTTCATCCGCGACGACGGCACGCAGAACAAGCCCAAGGGCATGCGCTACTGGGCGGCATCTGCTGGCGTCAACAACGAGACGAACGTCGCGACGGGTTCGAACAACTCGACCACGGCGGAAATCACCAAGGACCTCGGTGGAGCCATCCGACGATCGATGGACAACAAGGTCCCGATGACCCGATGTGCGTGGGTGTTCAGCCCGCGCAACTGGCAGCGATTCAGCACCGAGCGCACCACGACCGGCGACCTCATCTGGGAGCCCGAGATGCGTCAGGGCATGCTGATGGGGTACCCGTTCAAGGTCTCCCAGCAAATCCCGACGAATCTGTCGACGCCCGTCGCAAGCTCGTCCACCGAGTGCTACTTCTCGTGCTTCGACGGTCTCGTCATTGGCGAGTCCCAAGAGCTCGAAGTCGCAGTGTTCGACGGCGCCACGTACCACGATGGTACGAATCTCGTCTCTGGCCTCTCGCAGGACCAGACCGTGATTCGCGCAATCACGCGCCATGACTTCGGCTCGCGCTACCGCGGTCTCGACATCCAGGTCATCTTGAACACCTGGGGCCCAGCGTAACGCAGTCACCTGACAACGCCGCTTCAGTAACGCGGCGGCGACCATGGTTTACACAACTCGAAAGACACACGCGGAGGATTCCCGTGCTACAGTGCAAAACCGATATCAAGTCTCAAGTGCTCGCCGTTGTCGCCAACAACAGCGAGAACGCCGGAGCCCCGTCACTCATCACGGCAGCGGGCACCGGAGACGCAACGAAGGTCACCGGGCAGTCTATCGACCTGCTCGGCAAGACGAGCGGCGGCAGTGGCATCCTGGTGGTCTCGGGGGTCGCCGCACTGACCGCGGCGAAGACGCTGTCGATCGCCGTGGAGCTCCAGGAATCGAGCGACAACAGCTCGTGGGACACCGCTGAGGTCGTCGAGGCGGCAACGGTTGTTGCGTCCGCAACCGGCAACAACCAATTCGTTCGCTCGTACGGCATCCTGCTGAAGTCGCGCAAGCGGTACATCCGATTCAACGTGACGCCAGACCTCAGTCATAGCGGCACAGACACGGCGACATTTTCGTCATGTCTCGTGATCGCCGGCGACGATGTGCTTCCGGCAGCGGCGTAACACACTGCAGACTACTGACCGAAGCGCGTGAGGGTGCGAAATGAAGCGAGAGGTGAGATTCACAACCAGCTGCCACCCCTACCAGGGTGGAGAGGTTGCGGGATTCGATCCTGAGGTTGCAGACGCACTCGTCGCGCGTGGCGTTGCCGTTTACCATTCACCGTCGGTTGTGGCTCCGGTCAATCGCATGATGACAGCGGAGCCACAGCCGGTGGTTGAATCGCAGCCGGCGAAGAAATCCGAGCCGGCGACTGATGCAAAGTCTGCGGCGCGACGTCGGTGAAATGAACAGGCATCGTCACGAACGGGTGAGCAATGGTGGCTCTGTCATCCAAAGCGCTGACCACGCTTGCCGCGGTCAAAGAAGAGCTGAGCATCACCAGCTCGACGGATGACGACTATCTCACCCGTCTCATCAATCGAACCTCCATCGCATTCGCATCCTATTGCAATCGCGCCTTCGAGACGGCGGCCCTCGTCGAAAAGCAGCCCGGCATGCCCGGCATGCTGCTCTACGTCGATCGCCCTCCAATCACGACGCTCACGAGCATTGCATACGCAGACGGCGTCATCGCGTCGACCAACTACGAAATCCAAGACGCCAATGCCGGGACGATATTCGTCATCGGCGGCGTGCAATGGACCGCACCGCAGCTCATGATTGCAGCACCCGTGCAGTGGGCGGGACGCGAGCGCAAGCTCTGGACCATCACGTACACTGGTGGCTACGCACTGCCAGCAGCAGCGACGCCGACTCTACCCGATGACCTCGAAGGAGCGTGCATCCTCAACGTGGTGCAGCTCTACCGCCAACGAGGCAAGGACCGAACCATCAAGGGAGAATCACTGCTTGGGTACAGCGTGCAGTATGCCGGTGTCGAGTCGTCATCAGAGGTAGGCGACTCATTGTTCTCCGATGAGGTCTGCGCGGTGCTCAAGCGCTACCGGAGAATCGTCGTATGAACGCGGCGCACCTGCTCACGCACACGGTGACGATTGCTGCGCCTGCGAGCATCAGCGGTGCTGGTGATTTCGCCTACGGGGCGCAGTACACGCAGAAGGTCAGGCACGTTCGCCGAAGCCGCGTCGTAGCGGGTCCGAACGGCACCGAGCTCACGACGAACAACGAGCTGATTTCGGAGACGGCAATCCCTCTCGAGTCGCGCGTGTGGCTGCCAGGAATCGACACGGCGCAGGTCAACCTCGCCCAACGCGTCCTCGCCGTCGAGCAGGCGGACACCTTCACGGGCTACACGCTCTACAAGGCCTATTGTTGATGAGCGTGCGCGACGACCTACAGCGCATCTTGCGCAAGCTCGATGCGGAAGAAGTGCGGCGACATGAAGCCTTGCGCACGGGCATCTACATGGTTGCCGCCAAGCTCTTGCGCTCATCGATTCGCATGGTGCCTGTCGACACTGGACGCCTGCGCGCCACGGCTTATGTGACGTTGCCGACGATGGGCAACCACATCAAGTGCCGTCTCGGCTACGGCACCAACTACGCCGTGTACGTGCACGAGCGAACGAACGCGCACCACCGACCGCCAACGCGTAGTCACTACCTGAGCATCCCGCTGCAAAAAGCGCGCGCGACCTTCGTCTCGGACGTCGCGAGGTACGCCAGGCGGGCGCTTGAATCGAACTCGTTCATTGGTGGTGCCGAGTTCCCCGAGACTCCGACTGATGGCGGCCCTCGCCCACGGCGCAAGCGGAACGTCAAGGCAGCGCGGCGAGCTGCGAAGCGGGGGCGCAAATGACTCCCGACTACGACGTCGCGCAGGTGCTGCACGCTGCAGGCCTCGGGCTCACCTATGGAACGAATTTGTTCACGGGTCCCATCCGTGCCGCGCAGGGACCTGTGCCGCTCGCCGCTACGTTCTGCGTCGCATTGGGTGGAAGCCCGCCTGAGGGGTATCTCAACAACGGTGCGGCGACTCCTGAGCTGTTCTCGCCTCTCGTGCGCGTCATCATTCGCGGCAGTTCGCAGGCGCACGCAACGGAGCTGACTCTTGGGCGCGGAGTGATTGCGGCGCTGCATGGCAAGCCGCCATCGACATACATCTCGTGCCGATCGCGACAGAGCCAGCCAGAGCCGTACGGTGAGGATGATGACGGGGCATTTCTCTTCGGAATGGATTTCGACCTCTTGAAGGACGAGTGAGGGATAGACCATGGCAGGAAAGAAGCTCGGGACAAGCGCCGTCATCAAGGTCTCGACGGACAACATCACGTTCAATGCCATCGAGCTCGTCAAGGGTCTCGACTGGGGCGTGACCAACGATGAGGTCGAGACGACCGACAATGATTCCACAGGAGCCTGGAAGGAATTCCTGATGGCGAATCGGTCGGCGACGTGCAGCTTCACGGCGCATTACGACATCTCGAAGACCTACCAGAAGACGTTGATGGAGGAGATTGCCGAGTCAGATGGTGGCGACTTGCTCTATTGGAAATACTACCCGGTGGGAGTCACCACCACCGAGCGATTGTGCACGTTCACTGCGTTTGTCTCGGAAGTGAAGCAAGGTGCGCAGAACGGTAGCGTCGTCGAAGTGGCAGTGACCCTGCGCGTAAGCGGCGTCGTGACGGTGGGAGTTGTCCCGTAATTCTGTGATGGGCTGAGCCCAGGAGTGTGAATCGCTATGGCAGGAAAGAAGCTCGGGACAAGCGCCGTCGTCAAGTACAACGGCACCGCGATTGAGCTGGCGAAGGCGGCCGACTTCGGCATCACGAATGACGAAGCGGAAACGACCGACAACGATTCGACCAATCAGTGGAAGGAATTCATGATGGCGAATCGCAGCGGGACATTTTCGTTCACTGCTCACTACGACATCAGCAAGACGCAGCAGAAGCTCTTGATGGAGGAGATTGCCGAGTCCGATGGTGGAGACTCGCAGGCATTCATTTACTACCCAGGTGGAACGACCACGGGGGAGCGAACCGCCAGCTTCAGCGGGTTCATCTCCGAAGTGAAGCAAGGCGCGCAGAACGGAGCAGTGGTTGAGCTCTCGGTGACTGTGCGAATCAGTGGGGCAATCGCTGTTGGCGTGGCGTAAGGAGCCGATGAGAGATGGCGAACAATAGACGCGGCGAGTATGACTTTGAGATCAATGGGCTGACGCTGACGCTGAAGTTCGACATGAATGCGTTGGCCGAAATGGAAGGCCAGCTTGGCGAGGACTTCCAGCGCCTGCTGGATGAAGCGGGCTCGAATCCATCGGTCAGACTGCTGCGCGCCGCGCTCTGGGCCGGGCTCAACAATACTGCGAAATTCGCACGCAAGCCCTTGTCGATTCAGAAGGTTGGAAGTCTCATCACGCAAGATAATTTTCCGACGCTCATCAATGCTGTCTCGATGGCGATGAGCTCGATGACAAGCGGAAAGACGCCTGACGAACTCCAGCGGGATGCCGACAAGCCAACCAAGGAGACGACAGGCCAGGAGGGAGAAGAGAGCGCTGACCCTTTCGCTTCATCGACTGGGACGCCGCCCGCGTAAACGCGCTGGCGTGCGGTGTGAGTCATGATGAATTTTGGCGGCTCACGGTTCACGAATTGAACCTAGTGTTCGAGGCGCAGAGCAAGAAGCAAGAGTGCAATTACAGGGTGGCAGCGTGGCATGTGGCGCATGTCATCAATCTGGTACGAAAGCCTGGGACATCGGGAATCACGCCAGACGAATTGCTCGGGGAGTCGCGGAAGATTGAAGGGGCAAGAGGGATTGCGAAGCTGACACGAGATGCAACGGCCAAGTATCTCGGCATTGACCCGGAAGAAATCGACGACGTCGATGATGGTGCAAACGGAATAGAGGGCATCGGATGAGCGGCGACGAAGACCTTGGCAAGCTGAGCGTAGAGCTCGACGCAAAGATCGGAGACTTCGTCGCGTCTCTGAAGCAAGCGCGTTCCGAGCTGCGCGACACCGGCCAAGGGATGGACGATGCCAAGGACAAAGCGAAGAAGCTCGACACCTCCGGCTTCAAAGCCGTCTCCGCTTCACTCCGCACGCTCGGCGCCGCATCGCTGGCGCTCAACCTGGCAGCACTCAATGGCGGCATGGGCGAAGGCATCACCAAAGGAGCCCAGTTCGCCGCGGTATTCAGTGGCATTGCCGAGACCGTGACGAGCATGTCTGCAGGATTTGGCGCGCTCAAAACCGCGATGATGGAGTTCTTTCTGCCGGTCACCGCAGCAGCGGCGGGACTCTACGCCTCGGTGTCTGGCCTGGTCGGCGTCATCAAGGTCATGACTGGTGAGGCGAAGATTGACCGAAGCAAGAACATCCTCGGGCAAATGGGGGATGTCTACAAAGCGGGTAGCGACGCCATTGGTCAAGCGGCGCAGACGATCAAGGATGAAGTGCTCGGGTTCAACTTTTCGGACATGGGCAACACCATCAGCGACGCGTGGAATCTCGGCGAAGAGAAGAACGCTGCGGACGTTGCCGACATTCAGAAGCAACTCGAGCAGGGCATAGAAGTCTACGGTCAGCGGTGGCAAGCCGCGCTCGACGCCCAGCAAGAAGCGCTGGACGCAGACGAATCATGGGCGAACACGCTTGGCGAGCTTCGCCTGCAAGCCGAAGAGCGCGCGAAGCTTTGGCAAAAGGCATTGCGCGACAGCAAAGCTGAGTTCGACGCCGAGCAGAAGCGCGCTGGGATGATGATAGACGCAGCTACGAAATCAGAGAGCCAAGACTACGTCGCTCGGATTGGGGGCATCCAGCCGCAGCAGACGGATATCGGTGCACCGAAGCTCTACAATCAGCTCATTGATTCGTTTGGAAATATCGGTGACAAAATATACGACACTGCGTCTACCATTGGCCAGGGGCTAGTCTCTGCCGGCAGCGTGTTCGTCGGAACCATCATGAACCGCATGGGGGATGCCGGCGAGGTGATGCAGTCTGCAATGCAGGGATTTCAGCAAGGCGGTCCGTGGGGGGCGATTGCTGGCGTCATTGCTGACCTTGTGACGCGCTCTCAAAGCTTCAAGGAGACCGTCAACTTTACGAACGAAATGCTGAAGGAGCTCGTGAAGGCCTTCGAGCCGCTTGCGAAAGCGATGAAGCCGATGGCGTTCTTCACGATGCAAATTGTCGGAGTCATCGCGAATCAGCTGGGACCCGCATTCGAAGCGATTTCACCCATATTCGAAGGCTTGGCCAACCTACTCAAGTACGTTGCGATCGGCATCGCGACGGTCTTCGAAAAGCTTGGAGAAGTCTGGAACTGGATGATCGGCAAGCTCGCCGACTTCGTCGGATGGTTCCATGATTCGTGGGGCGACAAGGTCCGCAAGGCTGAAATCAATCTGAACGGCATCAACGCCGCGCTTGACACGCTGACGAACATGACCGTCGCCCAGGCGGATGCCGCTGGCAAGGCTACGGACGCAATACAGGGATTCGCCGGCATCCTCAACGGTCCAAGCGGGTTCAAGGTCGCCCTCGCACGCCTCGGCGCCACGAACGTGGGCGTCGGTGGTTCCCCATCGCTGATGGGATATGCTGGCCTCCGCGACAACGCGACAGGGACCACCGTCAACATCGCCAGCGTGATCGTCGAAAACAAGACCGACACCGAGGCGCTCATAAACGACATCCTGCGCCGCACCTCATTCGCCACGACCGCCGCGTCCGGATCGAATCCTGCGGCCAACAACGGGGTGCCTGCTGCGCCCGCTTCGAGCTCTCCGGTGTCGAGCTCAATGCTTGGTCATGCGGCCGCGCGCGCGGCACTGGCGGGGGCATAGTCGATGCCATTCCTGAGCATCAACGGATGGAGGGTTCCCGTACGCCGGTGCGAATTGCAGCCGTTCGAAATCGGCGAGCGCGCCCGTGCGACGGACGGTTCGATGCTGCTCCAACGCCGCGCCGTCAAGCGCCGATGGAACGTCGAAACGGCACTGCTGCAGTGGATCGATGGCAACGCGCTCTGGCAGCTCGTGCAGGGGCGTGGGCATCAGTGGCGGTTCAATGGGAGCACGAGTCCGCAGGATACGACCGGTGGCGCGCAACTCGCATCTGATGGCGGCCTCGTGCCGACCAACACCCCGAATCATACAATCGAGCGTACGACCGCGGTCGATGGCTCTGCGGTTAATTGGGCATACTCCACAACGCAGTCGGCATCGCCGTCGGCGTTCGGTGCAGGTTCGGTCTTCGTGTCCGAGGGTACGACGAATCTCCTGTCGTCCAATACGCGTACCTGCGAGGACTCTGGTACACCGCCAGCGGGATGGTCGGTATGGAACGGCGCAACAGTAACCTCGACGACGAGCCACAAATGGCAGGGGACCAGGAGCGTCAGCGTAGTCACTCCGAATGTGACCGCGAATGAGGGAGCCATCGGCGGCACGGCGTCGCTAACGAGTGGAGTCGCTTATGTCGCCTCTGTCTATGTGAAGGCAGCGTCGGCATTCAGCCTTGATTTTCGCGCGCAGCGTCCCGCTGGAGCCGAGGCGTCTACCACGTTCACCACTGTGGCGAACACTTGGGTGCGTGTGTTTCTGCCGTTCACTGCCGGGGCAACGACAACATTTGACATCCGCGTCTCAACCCCTGCGCAAGCATCACGCACGTTCTTTATTGACGGCGCCCAGATAGAAGCGCTGACGACTTCGCAGTCGAACATTGCGACCCCATGGGCGGACGGTACGCGCGCGGCCTCGAATGCAATCAACTACACCCCGACAATCGTGCAAGCCGTTTGCTCGCATACCGTATCGGCGTGGGTGCGGTGCGCCCCAGGAAGTTCGGACGGTGAAGACGTCGTGCTCTGGTATCCAACGAGCACGAGCTCTGGAAACTTTTCGGCCCTTCAATTCGATTCTTCGAGACGCCCTGTCTTCAAGCTCGCCGACCCATCTAACACACGCTACGCTGCCACGGGGACAGCGCTGGCTCCAGGAGCGAGCTGGCATCATCTCGTTGGTGTCTATGATAGCTACGCCGCAACAGTGAGCCTCTACGTGGATGGGTCTCTAGTTCAGACGACATCGTACGCGTCATCGTCTGTACCAAACTTTTCGTCCGCGTCAGTGCTCTGTATCGGTGGCGAGGACCAGGGTACGGGCGGGCAATTCTGGGCGGGCATCGACGAAGTCACGATACTCCCATTCGCCGCATCATCAACCCTCGTGACGGCGCTCTACACCGGAGCCGCAGTGCCCTGGCTATCGTTGCCAAAACTTCGCGTCGAGGGAGACGGTGTCGACGGCGTGGCAACCTGCATCGGAAACACGTCACGCGGTACCTACGCAGTCGTGCAGCGCAGTGGCGTCGGCATCCAGAAAAACAACCTAGCCCTCTCCTTCGACCTGGAGGAGGTGTAGCGTGCGCACGGTGACGTCCTCACAAGCGGCGGTGTACGCTTCCGCGCTGCACGCCCGCTCGAGCTGGGCCAAGGTCGAGGTCTACTCAACGATCACGAGCGCATGGGTCGACCTAGGTTCGTATCTTGGCTACAACTGGGTCAAGTCGGTCGAGATAAGCGAATCCATCGATAGCAACGTCGCCACCGCCACCATCGAGTGTGCACTGCTCGCGGGCCCGCAAGGAGAATTGACAGCATCTCCGTTCGTCACGACTGGACTCTTTTCGTACTCTGCTGGATTCGTCGCGTACGGTGCGCTGCTGGGCATCTACAAGCAGATTCGTATCAGCCTCGCAGTGATGCCGCTCGATGTCGCGCCGTCGAGCAGCGACTACATGCTCAAG